TTTTTCTGGGTCTTTGTATGGCATAGAAAAAAAACGGGGTCTTTCGACCCCGTTCTCCGTCGGTTGAGGTTTAGCGGCGAGTACGGCGGGCCGGCGCGGAAGCCGGTTCGTCGTCCTTGTCGTCATCCTCACCCGGCTCGCGGTCGGGGCCGTTGAGCGACACCCATTCCACCACTTCAAACACGGGCGTGTAGATACGCCCGTAGGACTTGTGCTGATAGTGGTCCTTCTTCAGCACGACCACCGGGACCGGCTTGGCGGGGTCTTTATCGACCTGATGGGCCAGCGCAATCGCCAGTTCCTGCACCGCCTTCTTACCACCGACGCTGGTGGCAGTGAAGCGGACTTCCAACCCCGTGTCTTCGCCGGAGATGCACTTAAGCATCATGCCGACCTGCGTTTCCCAGCCCTTGGCAGCCGTCGGCGGGGCAGCGCCCACATCCGGCAACGGCTCGGACACCGACACCATCACCTCACCCGCGACCGCGCCGTCGCCCCAGGCGATAAAGCCGTGGATGAAGCTGTACGGGTTGATGGCCCAGCGGGACTCGGACTCGACTTCCGTCTGGTCCGCGCCGAAGACCCAGTGGCCGGTCTTGTCCATCTTGATGATGGCGCTACCGCCAGCCGCCGGCAAACCGGCGCTGAGAGCCTTGAGGCTGGTGGACAGGGACTGGACGGACGGCAGGTTGGCACCTGCAAATTTGATCAAATCAGACATCTCTACTATCTCCTTACTGAAGTTTACTAAGGGCAGCAGTCAACTGCTTCCCGATGAGCACAACCGGCGGGCGGGCGTCTGCCTCGCCTGCCAAGGTGTGACCGGAACTGATGCTGACGATAAGGCCATCCGGCAGGCTGAGTTTGGACTTCTTCAAGACCTTCTCGACCTGCGCGGGCGACTTCAGTTCAGTCGTCATCAGTTCAGATTCGTCTACGCCGGCGGCGGTCAGAGCGGCGATTGCTGCCGCTTCATCGGTCCACTGGCGGGTGGCTCGCTTCGCCACCAACTTGTACCCCGGCACACTAGCACCGTTCTCCAAGCGCTGTAAAGCCATTTGTCGCAACTGGCTAATCCAGCTCTCAAGCAAGTCGGCGTTCTTCAACATCGCACCGATGAGTTCCGGCGCCACGGCGTCAAGCTGCGTCTTGAGCGCCCGCTCGACCGCCCCAGTCATCGCAGGGCAGATGGGCTTCGCCGGGCAGAAGCGGCACCAGTCACCATGCTTGATGGGCGGCTGGGGCGCCTGGGCCTGCAACACGGCGTTGCGGAGGTCGATTTCAAACACCTCCAGCCGGCGGCGGCTGACCTCCCAGCGCCGGATGTGCGGCGGCTGGACGATAACGAGTTCGATAGTCTCGGCGCCGTCGAACGCCCACTGCGTGCGGGGCGTCCGCATGGCGGCGCAAGCGTAGAACATCAACTGTGGGTTCTCTTCAGCGTCCACTGGGATGCCGCTGCCAAACTTCCAATCCAAGACGACCGCTTTGCTGCCGACGCGCATCAGGACGTCAGTCGAGCCAAACGCTTCTGGGATGAAGCTGCCGAAATCGACATGGCTTTCAACAGCAATGTCGGCGGTGTTGTCGGGGTCAATCTCATCCAGCGCGGCCAGCGCCGGCAGCACCTTCTCTTCGACCAGTTCAGCGGTCAGGCTGATGTCGTTATATTTAGTGCCGATGAGCGACATCGGGTCGCAGCCCGTTTCGAGAATCATAGCCATAGCATTATGAAGGAGCGTGCCTTCGTCGGCGTACTTGCTGCTGGGCTGCGGCGGCATCTGCGCCGCCAGCTTAACTGAGCCGGGGCAGTTGATGACACGTTTGGCGGTGGACCCGCCGACTACTGAGCTGTGTTGCATGGTGATGCCTCTGTGTTGTGGAGCGGCGAGATTAATTTCGCGCCAGATGCTTGTCAACATGTTTGTGATGTTGCTACAGTGCCCACCTCGACAACAACAGGAGTGACTCCGATGGATGAATTGACCAAGAAGTTCGCAGAGTTTTTGGCGTCTGAATATGGAGTGTCCGGCCCGCACAGTTTTGGCAAGCTGGGCGATGCCGCCCGCAACGGCTGGCGCGCCGAGTACGTCCGCGAGTGCGCGGATGATGTGCTGGACGACATGAGCTATCTGGAAAGCGCTCTGCTGAGCGCGCGGTTGGTGGCGGTGTTTTCTGTCAACGACGGCGGCGTCAACGCCGCCCGCGAGAAACTGGCCGCTTACGCGGCGCTGGGCAAGATGGTTGCCGACCTTGCTGCGGTCAGAGCTGACGAGGCCGGTGACCATCACGTCGGCGAGGCGTGGTATCACAACTTTTTCCACGAACGTCGGCAAGAGGCGCGCTACTAATGCCCGCCGGTCACAAATCTAGCACCAAGGGGATTGGGTTTAAACCTGACCCGCACGCTGGCCCGTCCGTTGGCGACCGCTCATTTGAGTATTACTTCGTGTCGCCAATGGACTTTTATGCGGCGATGCAGAAGGCGAAAGCCCTAGAAGCTAAGGGGATGTTTAGGCGGGCCTGGCGGGTCCGCTTGAATTTGGACGGCCCGCAGCCGGTTGTGGCGCCACCGCGCCCCGACGCGCCGCCCGCTGAACTGACCGAGGCAGAGCGGAAGGAACTGCGACGCAAAAAGAAGCGGCTAAACGAACTGCGGTTAAAGGCCGACAAGCTGGCCGAAGAACTAGAGGAGCATAACCATGAGGAAGGTTAAGTTTGTTAGCGCAAACGACCGCGAAGCTGTGCTGCTTGCTTTAGAAGAAGCCGCGCAGGAAATATCCGACAAGATGGCGCGTTTGCGCGAGGTGCTGCGCGAGGACGCGCTGGCGGAAATGCAAGCGTTGACCGAGAGCGAGTATCAAGAGGACGCACTAGTGTGTTTGAGCGAAACACACCAGCAACTGGACGAGGCGTTAGAAACACTAAACTTAGACAGCTTTGCTAGTTTTTATTCGGGGGAGTTTGAAGAAAGTTTAGTGGAGTTGAACAAAAAACCGTCAACTTTGTGGGAAACGATGAAACTTGATGATGAGTGGAAAGCTCGTCTAGAAGCAGCGGTTCTCGACGAACGCGAAGCGTGTGCGCGGATTTGCAGGGATTTGGGACGAGGGCACGGCGTTGCGTTTGCAGAGTTTGATTGCGTAGAAGCAATCCGAGCGAGGGGGCAGGAATGAATAAGGTTATCGACGCCGCATTGGCGCTCATCGAGAGATGGGATACCCCGTTGTGGAAAGATGCAGTACACACTGCGGAGCTGATTCAAGCGCTGAGAGAGTCCATCCGAGAATACGACCTAGTGTGTTTATCGGAAACACACCAGCAATTAGGGGAGCAGTTAGGGGAGCAGTTAGGGGAGGTCAGCCCGAAAATCGGGGAGCAACTGGCCGAGGAGCAGGATGAGTACGAACTTATCGGTTGCATTGGTGGAACACATGCTGGGCGGTGGCTGCTGTGGGCCGAAAACGCAGCGGCGGTTTGGCCTGACAACACCGCAGTGTATGTGAGGAGGAAAAAATGAATCGCGACGACGTTATCCGCATGGCGCGGGAGGCTGGGTTTGAAATTGAGCAGCCGTCGGACGGGCACAACGTGAGCGGTGACAACGCTTGTCTGGAGCGTTTCGCCGCTCTGGTCGCCGCCGCCGAACGCGAGGCGTGCGCTCAATTAGTCGATCATATCTTATGTGAAGGTGGCGGAACCTATGGTGATGCAATCCGTGAGAGAGGTGAAGATCGATTTGAAATCAAGGAAGATCGAATTCACCGCGACGCAGGCGGTACGCGGGCTGCAACTGCAATCCGCGCAAGGGGGCAAGATGAATAACGACACCCCGCCGGTCTGGGACGACCCAGACATGGAAGCCAAACGCCAGCAGGCCCTGCGCCTGCTCGGCACCAAATGGCTGCTGCACCGGGCGAACAGCCCGCAGAAGGGCAACTACAACGACTGGGGGCAGCGTCGTGCTTGAGAAAGTCATCGAGCAGTACCTAGTGAAGCGCGTCAAGGCCGCGGGCGGCATGGCGTATAAGTTCGCCAGCGTCGCCCACCGAGGCGTTGCCGACCGGGTAGTCTGTCTGCCCGGCCAGACATGGTTTGTGGAACTCAAAACAACCGGTGGCCGCCTGTCGGAACTCCAGAAGGTGTTTCGCGAAGACATGCTGCGCCTGGGGCAAAACTACGTCGTCCTGTGGACGAAGGAGGATGTGGACCAGTGGCTAACTTCACTTTAAGACCCTACCAGACCGCAGGCGCCGCCTTCCTGCTCAACACTCCGCGCAGCATGGTGCTGGCCCCTGTAGGGGCCGGCAAGACCGCCATGACGCTCACCGCCATCCAACACGCTCTAGCCACCGGCGCCGCGCGCCGAGTGCTGGTGCTGGCTCCTAAGCGCGTCGTCACCGACGTCTGGCCGGTCGAGGCGCCCAAGTGGGCGCCCGGTCTGACGCTGGCGGTGGCCATAGGCTCACCCGGTGAGCGACTGGCAGCGCTGGCGTCGGGCGCTCAGGTGGTCGTGACGAACTACGACAACTTGCAGTGGCTGGCGAAGCAGCGGCTGAACTTCGACGCCATCGTGTTCGACGAACTTACCCGGCTTAAAAACCCATCAGGCGCCAGGTTCAAGGCGCTGGAGAAGGTCATCGAGCCGATGAAAATACGCTGGGGCCTGACCGGCTCGTTCACGTCTAACGGGCTAGAGGACGTGTTCGGCCAGTGCAAAATCGTGGACCAGACGCTGCTAGGCCGGTCCAAGGGTGCGTTCCTCCAGCAGTACTTCTACTGCGTCAACCGCGAGCATCAGGAGTGGACGCCGGTGCCGGGGTCGCTGGAGAAAGTCATGGCCCGCATCAAGCCAGCCACCTTCCTACTGGACCCCGGCGACTACAGCGACACGCTGCCGCCGCTGCACACGGTCCCGGTCGTCACCCAGCTATTCGACCGGGCGCCCTACGACGCGATGAAGAAGAACTTCGTTGCCATCTTCCCCGACAGCCGCGCGCTGGCGATTAACGCCGCGACCGTGACCGGCAAGCTGCAACAGATGGCGTCGGGGTTCGTCTACGGCGACACCGGCACCGAGTGGTTCAGCAACCATAAGCTGACCCGGCTGGATGAGCTGCTTGAAGAAAATCAGTATGCGAATACAATAATCGTTTACAACTATCAGGCTGAACTTGCCACCCTTAAGGCCCGCTACGGCGCCCGCGCCGTGACGCTGGAGGATGACCGTGCTATCGAGCGCTGGAACGCTGGTAAAGTCGAAATCCTCCTGCTGCACCCCCGGTCAGCCGGACATGGCCTTAACTTGCAGCACGGCGGGTGCAAGATGGTTTTTCTGTCGCTGCCTTGGTCGCTGGAACTCTATGAGCAGACCATCGGCAGGCTGCATCGCAGCGGACAAAAGCACGCTGTATGGTGCTATGTCTTTCTGGCGGAGCAGACGATAGACGAGAAAATCTGGTCTGCGCTAGCTAATAAGCGCAGCGTGTCGGACATTGCCCAGGAGGCACTTAAATGATGACGTGGCGCGAACTGTTGACGAACTTGCCAACGATGACCGAGGATGAAGTGAAGCAGATGCTGGACGACGAGTGCGCCGGGGCTCGGCGTCTGACCATCATGTTGCGCCTGCACCAGCGCTATTGCACGGTGCGGATGGAGCGCGAACGCAAGGCCATGCTGGCGTGAGCGATACGGTCAACCATCCCCCACACTACACCGCAGGCGGCGTCGAGTGTATCGACGCGCTGGCGTCGGCCACAGTTGGTCTGGAAGGCATCGAGGCAGTCTGCACCGCCAACGCCATCAAGTATCTGTGGCGCTGGAAGCGCAAGGGCGGCGTCGAGGACTTGCGGAAAGCCCGCTGGTACCTCGACCGGCTGATTAGCCTTTCCGCAGTACCTCAATTACCGAAATAAGCGCAGCGACGGCGCTCCCGATAGCGGGGAGCGCTTCGGGCGCGATGTGCAGCCCAACGGCGCCAGCGAAC